TTTTGATGATGCCGAATCTCAACAGATATTAGATTCTGTCGTAGAAACTGTCATTCAATCTTATATAGAACCAGAGATAATTGCCAGTGATCAGATAGTAATTGATGAAGCTGTTGATCTTGTAAGAGACTATTCTGATGTGCTTAATAGTCAGAAGTTGCAACCAAATGCTCAACACTTTGATCAATTTACTGATATGCTTGACTCAAGGTTAGAAGACACTGGGGGTGGTATTGATATATGGGGTGAATATTTTAAGAATCCAGCACTTCCTCCAACTACTGTAACCCCTGTACCAAACGTTACTGTATCCCCAGAGTTATACCCAGAGGTAGACCCACNGGGAANACCANAATACGATGATCAAAATTAATAAAGAATGAAAGCTACTTTATGACTCAATATATTAAAGACTCTGAAGATAAAACATTTATAGAATTGTCTGGTGATGAAACATTCAGAAGTGACCTAGAGAAATTCTTTCGAGGTCATGAGGGTAGTAGGTATAACTACACTAAAGAAGAGATAGATAAGATGGGATACGAGCAACTTGCTGACGAGTTCGTTGAACATATGAGGTATCAATCTACGAATGAAACTACAGCAGTTAAAGATTTACTTTATGCACAGAGAAACTTTGGTACTAAGGGTCAGGTAGCAGAGTCTGCTAATAGGGACTATACATTAAAGGAAGGTCAGAAAGCTTTTGGTAGGTTAATGCAAGCCTACGACAGGAGTGAGGGTGGTGGTACTGGTAAGCTTGAGGGTGCTTGGGACTATGCTACAGCCTTTGCTACATCCCCATCTACAGTCTTGACGGTAGGTACACTAGGTATGGGAGTGGGTAGTAAGGTAGCTGCTAAGGCTACTGGTAGGGCCGTACAGCTATCACTAAGGTCGCAGTTAAGTAAGATGATCTCTGAGGGTGTCACTGACGTAGCCATAAAGGAGACACTTAAGAAGGGCTATGGTGGTGCAGCCTTAAAGGGTGCAGCTATTTCGTCTGTACCTGAGGCAGCAATAGGTGCTGGTATGGGCTACTCTGGCTTAGAGGCTAGGAAGCTAACTAATGGTGAAGACTACACTACAGGTCAGGTAGTAGCAGAGGGTGTCTTAGCTGGTGTGCTAGGGGGTACAGTAGGTGCTGGTGCTAAGATGTGGGACACTAGGGTAGCTAATAAGGCTGTCGATGTAACTCAAGCTAACATCTATGAGGGTATGAAAGTAAAGGCTCATTTTAATAAGGAAGCTAAGAAGCAATTAGCTACTGTACCTAAGGAAATACTAGAGGAATCTAAGAAAGATGTTGTAGATATAGCTAACTTACTTAGGGCTAACATGATGGGTGANAAGCTAAACCCATTAGACAAGGATCAGGTTGCCAAGGGTCTTGAACTTAAGAAGAAAATATCTTCTGATGGTGGTAATGAGATGCTTGAGGTTGGCTTAGATACTGATACACTTAAGGGTATCCTTGCAGCTACTACCGAGTTAAAGTTAAACCTGTTAAAGAAGACAGGTGCAGCTAAGGGTGAGAGAATTACAGCTACTATTGCAAGGGGGTTAACTGCTAATGAAGATGGTGTTGCACCTATAAGCCCACAGATGGTTATGGATATAAGAGATAAGTATGGACTATCTAAGGAAGAGTTCTCATACATATTTCTAGCAGAGTTTTCTAGGGCAGGTAAACTTCTTTCTGAGGCTAGTAAGATTAAAAAGGCAGTAGCTAATGTAGATGTACTAGCTGCACAGGGTATCTCCTCTTTCTCTGATCGTCAGGTTAAAGAAATATTTGAGGATGCTGGTGGATCACTAAAGGAAAATGCTAAGGAAGGTGTAGGGGATGGCTATAATATACCTAGTAAACTTAAGAAGGGATTAGCTGACGCAGACCAACTTAGGATTGCATTCATGACTACACAGCTAGGTACTACTCTAGCTAACGCAAGTACTCAGACATTTAATACTGCCGTAGATGTATCAGATAAGTTCTGGACTAATGTTCTGGGTTCTACATTAGGTAGGAAGATGCCTGACGGTTCTGTAAGCAGAAGGTGGGTAGGTGGTACACTCAATACGATTAAGGGTCTCACAACCAATAGGGCAGAGGCAGCAGTAGCTAAAGATATGCTGATGAATGATGCCCCCCTAAAGTACAGAGACTTATTCTATGAGACAACTAAGACACTGAACCAAGCCGATGATAATAGTTTTATATCTAGGTTAGGTAGAGGGATAAACGTATTAAACATTGCAACTGACTCAGTGTTTAAGGAAGCTTCATTGTATTCATCAATAGACAGACAGCTTAGAGAGGTAGGTGATAACTNNTCTAACTTCGTAGCTTCTGGTAAAAGCCTTCAAGACTTAGAGAATATAATAGTACCTAATAAACCAGAGGGATTTAATATACTTGATGCTGCTATAGATGAGGCTAAGAGATTTACATTCCAGAAGGATTATAAGGGGGATGTCTCTCTGTTCGGTAGGACTGCATCTAAAGTACAGAAGCTACACAGGGACTATCCCTTCCTCATATCAGTAGGCTTAGACTTACCCTTCCCAAGGTATATGGCTAACCATATAGAATACATCAGTGACTACACTGCTGCTGGTCTTATTCCAGCATTAACTAGTAAGGTAGATGGTGATACAGGTAAGATTTTTAATAACTTACTTACTGACGAGTATAAAACTGGTCACAGTAGGATGGCAAAACAACTCACTGGTGCATCAATGATAATGACAGCCTTTGGTATAGCTGCATCAAAGAATGGTGAGATAGACTACGACAAACTAAAGACTAAGGAAGGTAATGTAGATACGTCCCGTATTGCTGGACCGTTTGCAATGCACTTACTTATAGGTGACCTGCTATACAGGCACACACAGGGTATGCCCACTATAACCCCTGCCTTTAAGACTGCATTCGGGGATGTAATGGGTGGCGTACCTGACTTAAAGTCTGGTGTATTAAGTCTTGAGTTTCCATTCATGAAGGAACTGATTAAGTCTGTAGGTCAGGGTGAAGCTACAAATAATCTTGAGAAGTATTTAGGTAATATTGTTTCTACCTTTACTTACCCTGCAACATTTGCAAAGGATATTATATCCCAGATAGATTCCAAAGCAGCAGGTAGCCCATACACTAGACCATTTAATAATGAACAGGAAGTAAGTAATATAGGAGAGAGAAACCTTCTTGAGGATATTGTAAACAGTAACATGTTAAAGAACCAAGCCACTAGGTTTCTCTTTGACTCTAACTTATTCTCTTATACTCAGTCCTTTAAGCAAGGATCAAAGGAAGGTTATGACTATAAGAAGTATAGTATCTTTAATCCCTACCCAGTGGGTAGCTACAGTCCTATAACTAAGTCTTGGGGTAGGGTCACTGAGCCACCTAACACTGCCATACAGAAAGAGATTGTAAGGCTAGGTCTTAATCCTTTTGAACTATATACTAACAGGAGTGTACCTAACAGTAGCCTTGCACATCAGGTAGAATATAACCTGTCGCAGAAGCTTAACAAAAGATTTCTTTTGTGGAAGAAGGGGGCTTACCTTGGAGGTAAGGGGGGTTTCCGTGAGATGACTTACGACCAGCTAAGTAAGTTACCATCTAACACTTTCGATGTGCAACAGAAGAAGGCAGAGTTCTTAAAGCAGTTTATAGATGAACATGTTAAGAAGGAAACAGAGGCAGTCGAAGCTGCATTTGAAGAAGCATTAATGAGTGATGATGTGAGGGTTAAACGTAGGGCAGTAGGCTACATTCGTAATGTGTATGAATTAGAAACCTCTAACCCTGATAACCCTAGTGTGGAAGAAGTACTTAGTAGTTACCCAGAGTACTTTAACCAAGCAAAAACTGCCAGTGATTACTTAGCATCATCTGGCAGCATTGAAGAAGAGATAGAAAGAAGGCAATTAATACTAGAGCAGATGAAAAAGTTAAAGGATATGAACTCTCCACTGCCAGTTATAAATACTAGCAGACCCTAATCATCATACTCTAACATCCTATCAGCCCACTCATAGCATTGAATAATAATATCTGTGTTATGTACAGCCCCTCTACTGTTACCGATTAAACCTGACAAGGCTTGCCCTGCTAGGTATCGTCTAGCAGTGAGGGGCTTTTCTGCTTTAGGTCCACGTTTCTTCTGGGTAAAATTCTTAGCTTCCGTTTCTAGTTTTATCTTCTTCATTATCTTTTACCCTCTTTAAGTTTATGAAGTAAGCATTGTTAAATCCTAACTCCCAACTTCTATAATTATTAGAATTGGTTGAGTATGGATTACCCAACTTCCCCCTCTTAAATGCTTCCCTACCTAAATCATATGGACTCATTTATGTTTCTCCTCCATTGCCTCTATCATACGGTTAGTGTACCACTGTGCTTTCTTTGAATCCTCTAGGGGGTTACCCTTGTAGGATGCCCTATGGTTATACTTCATTATGTTACCCTTACAGTAAGCAATGAAACCATCAAGGCTAAGTACTTGTCGTATGTAATCAATGCATTCTATCCCATCCTTTAAGTTATAGTGTGAGGGTTTGTTTACTGGGTCGTGTTTAATCTTTTTCATAGTGTTATAAGTTCCGCATCTTTAGTGTTGATATGAAAGAATTTCTCACCCTTACGAATGAACCTACCCTTAGCTTCCCTTAGGCAGTCGTCAGTTAGGAGAGTGTCTTTGATTCTCCATACCTGCTTTAGGTCAGCCCTAAAGATATAAAAGTTAAGCACACCTTCCTGTTCTTTATATATTTTAACCAGACGTTTCTTACGTTCTGGTAATCTAACTTCTTCCCAATCACTGGGCCATTCTTTCTTCCAAGATATTTTTACTTCAGCTTCATTGAAATAAGTAAGACCTAATTTCTCTGAGACTACATCAGCATTATAAGTTTCCTTAACATCTAGTATCTCATGACCCTGAGTTAATAAGTATTTACATAATGCATCCTTACCTACCCCATCGTATCTATCATAGAGGGAACGATTGAATCTTTTCTTAATCATAGTATAACCCTTAGGTTGAAATGGGAATCTGTAGACAGTATAAGTCTACGGTGGCATCTGGTCTTGGCTTAGTTACCATCAACTGATCTTGAACAGTCTTACCTACTAACATACAAGAATTATATGTAGGGAAGGATAACTCTATACTTTCTACCTTAGTCATAAGGTCTACTGTCATTATTAATATTGCTACATACACATTATAAATCCTAGCTATAGGATTGTAGCAACCGTAGCTGCTACAACCTTGATTAATTTAGTAGATGAATGATACACCCACGATTACATCTTGGTAATCGAAGTCTTCATCAAACTCTAACTCAGCATATGCTGATAGATTATAAGTCAGAGCATAATCAATACCAAAGTTAAAGGTATCAAAGTCTGCCTCTTCGTTATCAAGCTTAAGGAAGTCAACTTCCCCATAGGCTATTAGACGATCAGTGATAAAGTAGTTCATACCGATACCAGCATCTGCCGTATCAGTCTCTACTCCATACTCAGCCCAGCCATAGAACTGATAGTTCTTACTGTTATCTTCCATCTGACCCACCTGAGCAATAAGACCTGATGGTGAAAGCCCCTCTGTCTGACCAAGACTTGGTGACGACAAGAGTAAAGCTGAAGCTGCTATAGTTGTTATTTTCATAGTATATCCTTTATACTGTTAAGGTTTAGTGGGGCCAGAGTTAACAAGCCCCACCATTTTCTAGGCACTAATATCTACCAACTCACATACATCACCAGTGCAACTAAGTGTCTGACTACCAGAGGTGTTATCCTCTTCTTCGTACTCAGATAGCTTGCTCCAATCAATTTGTTTCGGCATGGATAATAGTACCGTCTTATACACATCCTTGTCCACCTCTTGATAGGGTGCTTGTTGATATGTATGTTCGTTGTATGGTAAAAAAGACACACCTGACATCTCGTCAAAGTATTCGTAGACAAATGCACCTACCTCAAACCATTCATGTTTTCGTACATTGATAGTGACACTAGGCTTATGCTCACAGAAATGTCTCTGATAAACTAACCAAGTCTCTAGCTGTTCAATGGCTGTCATATCATTAGTAACAACAGAACCCTTTGGGGCTTTGATGGGGAAGCTAAACACCGTAGTCTGGTCAGGCTTCATCACACAAGCCTCACTAGGTATCCCCTGATCAACCATGAACTGTGTCATTGGGTCTTTGTTATCACCCCGTACAGTACGAATGTAGTAGGGTGAGTGTCTAGCATGGATACCAGATGCACTGTCAACAAGTTGTGATACAGTACCACTTGGCTTGACACAAGTGATAGCAGTAGCTTGCTCAATACCTAGTACCTTTGACCAGTGTTCATTAGTAGATACTGCTACAGACTTAAGGTACTCCAGTGTTTCTGACAGACCCTTATTCTTTTTAGTCATAAGGGGGGTGTCCATTATCCCTGTGAGTGACACACCCAACAGACGTTCCTCTGCGGTATTGGTAGTCCACACTTTTCGCAGGTATGGGAACTTTGTGTAGGTTGATTGGATTGTACCAAGGATCGTAGCCAATCTGATCTTTCTCTCAAGGTCTTCCAAACTATCTGTAGAACGTACCACAACCTCAGTGAGATTACAAAACTGATACGGTCTAAGAATGATTTCACTGCAAGGGTTGCAAGCAAAATCATATTCAGTATTACGTCTACCATTTTTACCTGCCTGTTTCTTAGCAGCCTCACGGTTAAAGATTCCACGTTCACCACTGCCACTTTCTACCAGTGCCATCCACTCTCTCATGAATGAGATTGCATCTGGCTTCTCTGTATAAGCCACACTGTTATTAGCTAAGGCTCGTTGTGGATCATTCTCCCACCAGTTGCCTGACTTAGCATGTCTCATACGATCATCAGAGAGATTAGATAGAGAGATCATAGCTGACCGTCTGACACCACCAACTACAACTACCTCACCTATCTTACACATAATATCATGACACTCAATAGAGGCAAGCTTACGTCTTTGTGCCTGTCTGAATGTAGTTATGACGAAGTTAAATAGGTCTACTAAGGGGGCTGGACCTGAGGCTCTACCACCAAAGGTCTTTAGTTTAGCACCTGCTGGTCGTACCTTAGATACATCCCACTTAGGTACTTCACCACTGAAGAGTAGTGCAATCAGTTGTCGTAACCCCTTGGCCCAACCTTCCTTACTATCCCTAACTACAATAGTAGTCTCACTATCATATAGCTCTGGTACTTCTGGTAGCTTACTAATGAACTGACGTTCAACACTAAACCCAACACCAGTACCACACAGTAGTACAAACATAGCCTCGTCAAAAGACTTAGGATCATCCACTGGTAGGTACGAACAGTTATACATACAGGTGTTATCCCTGTTAGCTGCTGGACCTGCTGTCATGAGTGACCGCATTGAGGGCATAACTTCCAAGCTTAAGATAGCCTGTTCAAGTTGCCGACCTATTACTTTTTTTATCTTATCCTCACCTAGTTTGGGTAATACTATGTTTTCCATATATCGTTCAACTGTCTCAGTCCAACTCTCCCTACGTCCAACATCATCTAACCATCGGGCATATCTACTTTTATGAATAAAAGATTGATAGTCAGTGGGCAAATCATTACTCATCTTTCGTCACCATTTCCATTAAGAGTTCCCTTAGCCTTACGTCTACCTAACTTCTCTAAGTTGTCATTAGCTATAGAGGATAGGCTGATACCCAAGTCCTCTGCTAGTACTGCAATGTACCACAAGCAATCACCCAACTCAGATTTAATACCATCCCTGTCTAGCTTCTTATCTCGCAGTAGCTTCTTTACTTTGTTTGCTACCTCACCAGCCTCACCAGCTAACCCAAGGGCAGGGTACATAATACTTACTTCCTTTGGGTAGATGGCTGTGGTGATAGCTTGCTTTTGATAGGTGTCTAAGGTCATGTACCATCCAGATTCTTTAAACGCATCAATATCATCTTGGCTTATCATCTAATCTTTCAACCCTTCTTTGAGTTCATCCTGTAGTATTCGCCTCGTAAGCTTAAGTGCCTCAAGTGTGTGAGTGTAAAGAAGTATTGAGTTCTTATTTAAGTTTAAGTTATCAACAAGATTCTTTTGATCAGTACTCATGTCTGATACTTTATATTCTTTGTCGTCCAGTGTGATAGTCTTTGTCATATTAATGTTGCCTCACATTCTAAAATTGTTACATCTTCTACTTCATATATTAATCTGTGTATCAACTCTGTTACATCATCAGAGTGATTATCCTTACCCAACTCAAAAGTGTATGAGTCAGGGTCAATCTTTAAATTTATTATTACCTCATACTCCATAGTGAAAGTCCTTAGTTATACTTATTTTTTTGTAAATGTCAAACAGAATATTCACCGTCCACCTCTATAGGTTCAATGTTAGTTTGGAAATACTTTATCATTTCATAGGCAGAGTTAAAACTACCAAACACATATTCAATCTCACTGATCTTCCCACCTATCTCTACCTTGCATACGTTGTAGTGTGCTTCCTCTTTCTCAGGGATACCTGCTGGGTATGGCCCATCAATTACATCCCATATTTTTACAACTTCTCTTACATCACTGTTTACCATTCTTATTCCTAAGCTGTTCTATGTAATGGTCTAAGCCTGTTATAACTAGCCACTTGTTTCTATCTGACCTATAGAAGACGACAGGTGGATCACTGGTGTGATTGTCTGCTTGCTGCATCCATCCATACACTGTCTTCAGTCCCGTCTTCCTACGTTTAACTTCTATTGATATAGGTATTAACTTCCTAGCTGCTGGTGATAGCTGTACGTCAGCACCTGTATCACCCATGACTGTAGACTTAACATCGTCAGGCTCAAGTTCTGGGAATGCACTGAGTAGTGCATCCCTTATTTCTTGTTGGCCTGTACGTCCCTTGGCCTTACCTGTCCTACTCAATCTATTATCTCCTCTACCTTAGGCATCTTTACTATGTCAACTAGGTACTCCTTACGTCCACCAGAGTATTGAAAGACCCTAGCCTCAGGCCAGCAAGACTTACGATACTCACAACCTGCACAAGAAAAGCAAAGCTTAGTATTTTCTGAGGTACTAGACTGAGGGATAGGCTTAAGACGTTCACTAGGTATGTCACCACTAACAAGTTTTATTACTTCAGATACTTCCCTTTCTTTATCAATCATTTCATCAGTGAAGTCGTAGGTATCTAAGCACAACTCAAAGCTGTCTTTCTGTACGACAAGAAAGGCTCCCTTGTTCTTCTCTGTTACAAGTGGGTCGTCCTTACCAGCATACACATAGGAACTAAGCTGGCTAATGTACCCATAAGGATCATCGTCCCGTAGCTTATGACCCTTAAACTTCTGCATACCATATCGGGACGAGGACTTAACATCAATGGTAACACCATCAATGACTGCATCCCTGTGTCCCTTAATGCCATGCACATTAAGCCTGTCTTGCTCACCCTGTACGTCATGACCTGCTGCCTTAGCCAGTGCTAGTATGAGTGTCTCCAACAAATCCCCGTAAAAGAAAAGACCCAGTAGCTGTGGGTTATGTGGTGCAGCTTCCTCTGTCTTATTGATTCTGTACCAAGTCTTTCTTTTACAGGGTGAACCCACAGAGGATAAACTTAAATATCCTCTGGGCTTCTGAGGTTCCTTGAACCTATCATAGGCAGTCTTAGATATGCCCTCTGCTAGGTATTCTGTGATTGTCTTATCCCACCCACCCTTTCCTTCAATCACACCGTAAATGTCTTTAACTAATGTATCAATACTAGGCATTACTTACTCCTTAAAATGGGATTTCATCTGATGGGATTGCTACAACCTCTGCTTGACTAGCCTCTGCTACATTAGCAGTGAAGGGATCAGGTCCAGTATCTTGTGGGCCATCACGGTTAAAGGCTACTGCCTTAATAACCTTCACACGTTCTAGTCGTGTAGTGGTAGTACCATAGTTTTTATTCTGGTAGACATCTAACTCTACCAAAACATCAGAGCCATTACCTATCTCACCATCGGTGATAAAGTCCCACTCTCCACCGTCTGGACGGTATACCTTAGGTGCACCACCATCCCAATCATTGGCAGTCTCAAACTTACGGGTGAACTTAAAGATGTGACCGTCACCATCTGGATTAGGCTTACCCTTAGACATACACCCAGAGTTTGTTACTCGTTCTTGATTGTCTTTGTCTACAATAACATCAATGGTGCATCGCCCTGAGGTATCTGCCCACTGGCCCTGATAACCTTCCTTGTCACGATTGTCTTCAAAGACTTTAGCCCACTGTGCTTTACCTGATACTGTGATTTTCATTTGTAACTCCTGTTTGAAAAACTATACTGCAATAGTAACACGGTTTAAAAAACCAATGCAATAGCTAATTAATGTATTTCAGAATATTTATTTCCGAACTGTACATCAATACCTAAATTAACATTAAGCTTTAATACTTCATTAAGCTTATTGATTGATGATACTAGGACATCCCTATGCTGATCTTCTTCTCCTCTTCTTACTAGATTAATTGATTCGTCATGGAACTGTCCGACAATGTTAGGTCTGACACTACGGTATGTAGCTACCCACTTGTCGAAGCAGTATGCACCTGTTGATTGGTTGAGTGTAGAGAACACATCCTTGTCATACCGTAGGGTGTGCCAGAACTTACTGACAGGATTCTGTACCCACATCTGACCGTTGACTATCTTCTTCTTCTTTAGATTGTCAGAAGTAAATGAGGCCACTGACCAGTTACGTTCCCAGTATGCATCAAGAAGTTTCTTTGCTTCCTTCTCTGTCATACCTGTCTCTCTGGATAACTTAGCTGCACCAACACCATAGGTAGCTGAGTAGTTCACCACCTTATAGTTCTTACGCAAATCCTTGAGGCATACCTCACCAGAGTTATGCTTATCAATATCATCCTGAGTAACTGCACCAGCATGTTTAGCTAAGTCTAAGTGTGGATCAAAGCCAACCTGAGACATCTCATTCACATAGCTAGGATCATATGGCTTCATGTAATGCCTCTTAGTTGTATCCTCAAGTGAGGTCATATCTGCACCACATAATACATAACCCTCTGGTGCTATCAGTGCACCCCGTATCTCCTTACCCCAAGGCTTATCAATACTAGGTAGGTTAACCAGTGGCTTCTTATGTTTAAACCGTAAGGTATTAGTGAGGCCATCAATACCAGCCTTGACATAGCCATCTACCTGACACTCAAGCATACCCTCAAAGATACTAAGCCTGTGCTGTATAACAGTGAGTCCATCAAGCACACCTACTGTTTTGTTGTTAGGTATAAGTAACTTAACTGAGTTAGTTAACTCACCATTCTTTCGTACCTGAGGTATCTTACGATCATCTACATACTTAAATGTACAGGGTCTCCAACCTAAGGACTTTAACCAATCCTTAACCTGATCAGAAGACTTAGGGTTAGCTTCCTCTGCACCTTTTATTATTTCAACACCACCATTGTAGTTAGGACGTAGCATATTGTCTGCTAATAGTTTCTCCCACTCCTGTCCCTGCTTAGATAGGGAGCCATCCTTCTTGAACATAACCTTAGGCTTAGTCTTTATCCTAGTGAGGGTACGCATAGGCATCACTGCCTTTAGTTCTTTTATCTTATGATCCTGTTGTGCCTTAAGCTTAGTGATACATGACTGCACTAGATCAACGTCAAGCTTCCAACGTATCTCCTCTGCGGCATGTGCACATTTCATTTTAAATGTTAGGTACTGTAAGAACCTATCAAGGTTAGCCTTGTCCTTATAGACTAACATGAATCTCTTAACGAGATTCTCCCAAAGCTTTTTGTTTATCTTAACATCTTCCTCACATCTATGTATGTACTCCTCTGTACTAAGGTTAACCCAATCTGTTACGACAGGCTTAGGTATACCATAGTCTACACCAAAGGACTCAAGCCCATGCTTAGGTCTGTCGGTATTAATTACCCAAGACATAGGTAGTGTGTCATACAACTTAGCTGTGATCTTAATA